GGCCGCTCGGGTGGGTGCCCCGCAGCGAGAGGTGCCCGGAGCGCGGTCGGTCGCAGCCGGTGGCGTGGCGACCCGCGAGGTGCCCTCCACGCGGTCGGTCGCAGCCGGTGGATCTCGCACCGCCCCGACCGTGACAAACAACAACGGTGGGGACCGACACACCTTCAACATCACGGGCACGGACCCTGTCGCCATGCGTCGCGAGGTAGAGCGCTTGCTGACTGCCCGCGACCGCCAACGCCAGGAGCAGCGTGACGGCCAGCATCCCACTGCGGAGCAAGCATGAGCGTTCTCCTTCAATGGACGGTCGAGGGCGAGGACATTGCCCTTGAGCTCGACGTCGCCCCGACTGAGACCTACGAGGCATCCGTCGAGGTGACCAAACACCCGGTGGAGACGGGCAGCGCGATCAGCGACCACGTCTCCCCGACGCCGTCGAGGATCACCCTCGAAGGCCTCATCACGAACACCCCGATCCGCACCCCGCGAACGCAGACCCGTGGACTCGCCCGCGCCCCGGCGTCCATCACGCTGACCGTCGCCGGGCAAGAGGTGAGGGTCCAGCTCGCGCAGTGGAGCGGCCCCCTGGACCGCGTGCGGGAGTGCGACGAGCTCCTCGCCTCGCTGGTGAACGCGGGCGTCTCGGTGACCCTGACGACGTCCCTGAGGGTCACCGAGCACCTGATCCTCGTCCGCTACAGCGTGGCTCGCACCGTAGACAACGGGAGCGCGCTCCCGGTGACCCTCGAGTTCGAGCAGATCCGTGTGGTCTCGACCTCACGGGTCGCTGTCCCGGCCGTGCGTCGCTTGCAGACCCCCCAAGCCCGGGGGCAGCAACCCGCAGCGCCAGCACCGAGTAGCGCGTTGGTACGCATGCGAGATGCGTTTCGAGGGAGGAGCACGTCGTGATCTTCGTCATCCCGTGTGTACCCAACGACTACGCCCATTGGACCCAGATCACCGCCCTCGACGGCGAGGTCTTCGGGCTCACCTTTGACTGGAACCAGCGAGACGGCCACTGGCGGCTATCCCTCGCCGACGCCGATGGGGCTGCGATCGTGTCGGGCGTCACCCTGACCAGCGGCGGAGAGCCCCTTCAAAGCGTGGCGGGCGTCAACCGCCCCCTCGGGGAGCTGATCTGCTACGACACGGAGCAGCGTGAAGACGTTGACCCGGGCTTCGCGGACCTTGGCGCGCGATTCCTGTTGGTCTATCTTGACGCGGAGGAGCTCGGGCGATGAGGCAGTTCGGCCGACGATGGCGGGTGCAGGTCGGGACGCTCCTCGTATCCGCGAGCGACGACCCAGGGCCCGGTCTCGCCTGCTCCTTCAAGGTCACTCGCAGCCTCGCGACGGCCCGCGCCGGGACGTGCGAGCTGGAGATCAACAACCTCTCCCGCGAGCACACCGCAGAGATCACGGGTCTCCCTCGTCGCACAACGATTGTGTCTGTTGACGCGGGGTACGCCGAGGGGACGAGTCGGATCTTCACGGGCGACCTGCGGAAGGCCATCCCATCGCGCGAGGGGCCCACCTGGAAGGTGTCCGTCACCGCCGGGGACGGCGAGCACGCCCGACGCACCGCCAGGGTGTCGCAGGCGTTCGCAGCGGGCACGTCCACGGGCGTCGCCGCGCAGGCCATCGCTGAAGCGATGGGAGTGGGGGTTGGCAATGCCGCCTCGGCCTTCCGGGGGACACGCCTCAACGGTCACGGCGAGACCTTCGACGACGGGCTTGTGCTGCACGGCAGCGCGTCGGCGGCCCTCACCGACCTGTGCAACGCGGCGGGGCTCATCTGGTCCATCCAAGACGGGGTGATCTTGGTGCTCCCGGTCGGTGGGGCGTCGTCAGAAACCGCCATGCTGCTTGGGGCCGACTCAGGGATGATTGACTCCCCGGTCATCGTTGATCGACGCACGGTGATGGTCAAGTGTTTGATCCAGCCCGGTATCAGGCCGGGGCAGCGGGTGATGATTGACAGTGTGTTGGTCAGCGGAGAGCGGAGGATCTCGGAAGTGACCTTTACCGGTGAGACGCACGGGAACGCTTGGGAGGCAGAGCTCACCTGTCATCGTCCACGCCCCACGTTGCTTGACCGATCCGCCCCGGGCGTGACAGCGGTGGACTCATGACCGAGCGCAGCACTTGGCCGACCGACGAGGAGCTCCATGAGGCGCAGATGGAAGAGCTCAAGCTCTCGATGCACTTCTCGGGTGTGGGTCGTATCCAGTCCTATGACCCTGTGCGCCAAGTGGCCGACATCGTCCCCCAGGTGCGGCACCCTGTCCCCCAGGCCGATGGCACCTATCTCTTCGAGGACCTCCCGATGCTGCCCGGCGTCCCTGTCCTCTTCCCTCGAATGGGGAAGTGGTTCATGGCCTTCTCCGTGGAGGTCGGTGATGCGGTCCAACTCATTTACGACTCAGCCGCACCGGGTGCTTGGAGGCGGCAGGTAGATACGGGGGCTACGGGCCTGGACCGTATCCGAGAGCTGAAGACCCCTGCGACGTTGCAGCGGCATCACCCGAGCAACGCGGTCGCCATCGCGGGGATTGACACGTACAACAGGGCGCTCGCCCACGCCCCTCCTGCTGGAGCGCCCAACCTCCCTGGATCCCTCATGACCATGGGGTCAGACCTCGACGCGGGATGCAGGATCTCGATCTACGGCGACGGGGTCGTGAAGATCACCCAAGGCGCCGCCGTGGTGATGCAGATCGACACCGATGGCACGGTGCACATTGGCGGCGCAGCGGGTGATTTCGTGGCCCTTGCTGGACTGGTCAACAGCAGGCTCACGGCGATCCGCACGGCGTTCAACGCACACACTCACGTCGTCTGGGGGACCGCAGCGGCGGGTGTCGTCACCGGGACTGCGGCTGCCACCACGGGCCCGATCGCGGCACTGGCAGACGTCAGTGCGACGAAAGCGAAAGCGACATGACGGCGGGTTTGTGTTTGTGTTTTCGCCGCCTATAGGGTCAATCTTGCAGAGTCAGGACAGGAAAATGCGAACCCTTGCCTTGAATCCCACTACGAATGACCTGTTGATCACTGCGGGCGCACTCGCGTTGGTCGATGGCGTCTCGGCCGTCCGCCAGCGCCTTGAGGGGCGCCTGTCCTTGTGGCGTGGGGAGTGGGTCGCGGACCTTGAGGTCGGGGTGCCCTTCCTGTCCTTCCTGGGCGTGAAGGGCGCCACTGCGCTGGCCGAGGGCACGCTGCGGCGATCGATCACGACCTGCCCCGGCGTGGCCTCCCTGGAGTCCTTCAGCCTCGTGGGCGGGGCAGACCGCGCCGCCACCCTCAGTTTCAGGGTTCGAACGGACGTGGGGGCCTTCGTTGACGTCGGCGCCTTCCGGGTGGGTATCTGATGCCTGGACTCACCACCACCGGGTTCGCCACGCTGACGGCTGCGGAGCTCCTCGCGGACATCGAAGCATCACAGAAGGCTGCGCTTGGTGCCGACCTTGACGTGTCGTCCGAGCAGCCCCTCGGGCAGCTGAACGCCATCGTCGTCACCAAGCTCCGGGAGCTCTGGGAGCTCGAAGAGGCGGTCTACAATGCGCGGGTTCCCTCGGGGGCCTCGGGCGTGAGCCTTGACAGCGTGGTCGAGATCACGACGACAACGCGACGTGCGGCGACCTTCGGGACTGCAACGCTCACCGTCACCCTCGACGCGCTCACCACGCTCCCCCTGGGGTCTGTCGCTGCGGTCACGGGCCAGCCGACGAACCGATGGGCGACCGCTACTGCCGTCTCGAATGGGACCGCTACTGCTGCTGACTTCTCCGTCGAGGCCACTGCGGTTGCCACGGGCAGGGTCACTGCGAACTCCTCCACGATCACCACGATTGCGACCCCTGTGGTGGGTTGGCTGGGCGTGACCAACGCCGCCGATGCGACCCCAGGTGCGCCTCTGGAGACGGACCCTCAGCTGCGCCGCCGCCGCGCCCAAACGATCCGCGCGGGTGGGTCTTCGGCGGTCGAAGCCGTGCGTGCCGCCTTGGAGAAGGTCACGGGGGTCACCCAGGTGCGGGTGTTCGATAACGTCACCGACTTCATCGACGCGGACGGTCGTCCCCCTCACTCCCTGGACGCGCTCGTGGTCGGCGGGGCCGACCAATCCATCGCCAACGCCCTCTGGTCCGCCAAGTCCGCTGGCATCCAAACGTGGGGCACCCTTCCCCTGACCGTGGTTGACGCGGGCGGGGTCAGCCGTGCGGTGGAGTTCTCACGACCCGTCTCGGTGTCTGTTTGGATCGATGTCACGGTCGAGCGCGACCCCGCCGTGTACCCCACTGCTGCGGCCCTCCAGGCGGTCGTAGGACCCGCCCTCGCGGAGGTCGGGGACCTCTTGCTGGTCGGGGAGACCGTCAGGGTCGCGACCCTGATCTCCACGATCGTGCGCCTCCCCGGGGTGATCGACGTGCTCTCCATCCGGGTCGGCGAGAGCGCGGTCCCTATCGGGACGGTCAACCTTGCTGTCGGTCGGCGCGGTCTTGCTGACATCGACACCGCCCGCGTAACCGTGGTGGTTGCGTGACCGAAGCCGACCGGGGCGAGATCACCCAAGTCACCGACCACGTCGCAGGGGGCCTTGCCCTGTTGACGGGTCGGTGGCGGGATCAACCTGTGATCCGTGGGATTCTGACCTCCTGGCTGGAGCAGATCCAGATCCTTGAGGACGCGGCGTGGGCGGTCCACACCCTGACCATCGGCACGGCGACCTACAACGCGCTGGACCAGTACGGGGAGTTGCTCGGGACACCCGACGTGGGTTTGTCGGACACCCTCTATCGCGGGCTGCTCCGTGCGGCCTCGCTGGCGATCGGGTCGAGCGGGACCTGCGATGAGATCCGCGCGGTGCTCTACGCGATCAAGCCCACGGTCGGTGCGTTCCTGATCCGTGAGTACTTCCCCGCGTCCTTGGTGATCGAGCCCCTGGGTGCCCTGGAAATCCCCACCGAGCCGATCCACGCGGTCGTGCGGCGTGCCGCCTCGGGCGGTGTGCGGCTGTTGATGATCGATGTT